GGGTGATCTGCATCTAATAGTCCGCGCATGACGTCTGGCGTACTAAACCGAAAGCCAGTGCTCAGCGTTTCTGACTTGACCAAGTTGGGGTTTGTGGCGGCGAAGCGGGCCTCGCCGACATCTGGCACGCCCTCAAGTGCCTTTACCGGCGCTGCGTCCATCGCCGTTATGAATGGCTTTCGGATGCCCTCAGCGGACTGACTGCTTAGCCAGTCTCGGAAGCCCTCGCTGGTGACGCTTGGTGCCTTGATGGACTTACTGCGCTTCAGCGGCTTCAGACCCTTCTTGGCGCGGGCCTTGTTTTCGCGGTCAAGAATTTTCTTAGAGTTGCTGTCAACGATACCCTGCATAATCTCGTTGACCTTAGAGACTGTCTTGCGTGGCATCTTTGAGGAGTAAAGCATCTCGCTAAAAAGCTCAGTCTGGTGTAGGGCAAAATCCCCAGACCTTTCGCCCATAGGGGTGTAGGCAAACCCGAGTTTTTCATCTGCCTCAGCAAGCGGCAATAGAACATTCTGCTTAGGCAGCATTACTTGCCCGTGAGACGCCCAAGTGTCGCCTGTGTCCATGTACTCAGGTCCGGCTCTCATAATGACAGGTCGGCGCAGCTTGAGCGATCCCGTGTTTGTTATTTCCACGTCACCCGCCGTGCGGTCACCGGCAGCAAAGAACATCCGCGTTCCTTTATGCGCCGCGGGCGTTACAAGCTCGGGAACGGTATTCTGACCTAAGAAACGCCCTTCAGCCGACCAGTTGGCCGGTGCGTTCTTGGATTTGGTCATCGAGAATGGCGTGTACATCGCCGGATCGCGTGACCTGCCTGCGTTTGGGTTTGGCGCGTCAAAGTAGTCGCTGCCACGCATCTGCATGGGGCCTTCGGCGCGCATAATTGGGTTGCTGTACAGCGTCGGCATGGGGCCGCGCTGATTTGCGCGCTCTGCAACTGTGCGGCCAACTTCCTGAGCGGCGATCTGGGTGCCAAGCAGGCTATCTTGGAATGCGTCTACAGCTCGTACACCGGCGGGCCCAGATGCGACCAAGGGGGCCGCAATGGTGGCAGTCTCAGACAGACCCTCGCCAATATCGCCAACACGCTGCAAAAGCGTACGGTCTGGCGCTACTGCACGGGAGAATGCACGACCGGCGCGCTCGTTTGTGGCAGTCGGAGAGCCTTCCGCGATAAACTGAGCCAGCGGGCGCAGGTTTGGCGGGATGTAGTGGCCGATCGCCTCGCCAATACGCTGCCCTCGGGTGCGACGTGCTTCAGAATTGATGAACTGGTCTAGAATAGACATCTACTGCATATTTCCACGTTGTGGGCGCATCCGCGGGCGCACGACTTCGGCTGCTGGCGCTTGGAACGCATCAAGTAGGCCCTCGGGGCGCATTTGTGGGCGCAGGGGCGTCAGGCCGTATGGATCTAAGCCGGAGAACTTTTTACCGTAATCTGACAGGCGTGTGCCGAACTTATCCTTCGGATTGTACTCGCCGCCGGTTTCAATGAACTGGCGCATGCCGCTGCGGCCGCCGAGGTGTGCCATCGCCATGATCGAGGCCGGATCTACCACAACGCCGCCAATTTCTTGGCCCATATACTGATCCAAACCGTTGTCCATCGCGTAGTTGATGATGTCCTGCTCGTGCCAGCTCATGACGCGGTCCTGCAGATCCTCATCCGCCAGAAACTCATCCTGCGTGAAGTCTTCGCCGGTCGCGGCTTTGTATTCGGTCAGGCGTGGCTTCGAGAACTGATACGCACCGGCGACAGTGCGGCCGCCTCCAATATCCGTAAGAATACCTGCGTTTCCGCTGCTCTCGCTCTCGCGCATGGCTTTTCTGAAGTCTGTATCTGGCATGTCACCCTCTGCGGCATTCTTAACATAATACCATGAAATACAGTAAAAGAAACCCCGCCGCTATCTTCAGTGGGAGGTGCGGGCGCGGCGGGGTTTCATGCGGTAGGTATGAGGGAGCACCGCAGGAGAATTGTACTTAATTTAAAAATAATTGTCCATGCAGCGTTTTCCTCTTGAACATTAGGACCAGTGGTCCTATATTCATGTGTATAGGGCAATGAAGCCCGCCAGATTGGAGAACGAACATGACTAAATATGCAAACCTTATCGGATACTCAGACGTTGAGCCTTTCGAGATCATTGCGACAAGCAAAACCGGCAAGCAGATCACAATCCGCGAAATGGACGCGACCATTGACCCAGACTTCAAGCCGGAGTTTCACGCTGGCGGGTTCAGCGCCCACTGCTCAAATCAACACGAGCAGCGCTGGACATACCAGAGCAACGAAAGTCTCCCAACGATCAAGGCTTACCTGCGCAAAGATGGGAAGTATTACAGCGCTTATGGCAAGCACGCCATCCAAGACGCCCCGCGCCGCTTTCTCGACTACAACTTTTAATCAACGAGGGGCTTCGGCCCCGCACGCTACGGGAGACATAAAAATGAAAGTTTTTGATTTTACAAACGGCACCAAAGGCGAGTTGCTTGGTAATGTTAAAATAACCGACTATGCTGGCGGCTGGTTTGTGGAAAAAGACGGAAGCACATTCAAGGTGAAGCTTTCTGGCGCGCATGGCCGCAAAAACGAACGCTGGTCATGGCATACAAACGCTGGCCATACAGTAAAAGGCAAAGATGTTGATATTGATCCCAAAGACTTTGGCGTAGAGGCCATCTGCTTTTGCACTGGCGAGTTTTTCGACCAATGGCATGAAAACAACAAAGATGCACATTCTCATTGGAACTGGGATGTAATCGGCACAACCGATTGGAACCGCAGCGCCTGCAAGTCGGGCATCTTGAAGGCTGAAAAACTAGCAGCATAACAACGCGGGGCTTCGGCCCCGCCAACCACAGGAGGTAGGTATGACACCTAAAGATTTCAAAAAGACGCGCGAAAACATGCGCTACTCGCAGCACGGGCTCTCACAGGAGTGGGGCATGGGCGACAACGGCGGGCGTACCATTCGCCGATGGGAGAGTGGCGACCGGCCGCTAAACCCGATTGCCGCGTACTGCATCAAGCTGATGCATATGAAGCTGCACGGCTACGACATATCGGACAAGACAGGGTCCAAGAAATGACCAGCACGCTGCCAATCAAACTCGACCGCAAGCTGCAAGAGATCGGCGTCCTACCGTCGACCCACTTGGAGGACGACTTGGCGGATCTGCGAGAGACGATGGGCGGAAAGCGCAGCTTCAGCGTAGATTACAACACGCCGCTATTCGACGAAGACGGCGAACCAAACTTTTGAGGGAAAACAATGCCAACACAGAGGCAAAAACACACAATATGGATCGAGGATCTGTTCCTGCAGGGCAAGAATATCTCGGATATAGAAGCCATCACAGGCTACAGCAGGGACGTCATAACGAGCGTTATCTATCGCGGCAGGCAGAGCGGCAAGATACCGCGGCCAGTGTACGCGCACGCGCAGCCATACGATGATCGCCGCAAGACCTACATCCGCAGGGGCACCATAGCGCGGGTTCTGGACCAGCTAAGCCCCGAGCAGCGCGTATACCTAACAGACGCAGCCTTGGAAATCGGATGCAGCAGCCTCGCGGAGCTGATCGCCGCCTACGTGGTTGACCAATTAGCAGAGGAGATGGGCGAATGACGCTATCAGAGGAAAGATTTATCGAAGTGGCCAGAGTGGCAATCAAAAGCGGCGTAACTGTCGCACAATTAGCAATCATGCACGGTATAACCGAGAAACGCGTGTATTCAATCCTGCACAACCGCGGGATCAGCGTCGCAGAGCTTCGGGGGGATAGCGCGCCCATAAAATACACCGACCCGCGTCAGGTTACGCGGCGCAAGGCTTACCTAAAGCGCATCAAGAAGGCGCAGGAAGCCGAATACAAGAAGCAGGAAATCAACGACAAAAGCGTACTGCGTGACCTAAAAAAGAAGCTCGCGCAGATAACCGACCCCCGAGAGCGCCACGAGACGGCGTACGGGCACGCGATGCTCACATTCGAGCGTAGGCAGGCGCGGGACGCGAAACGCCCTCCGCTGCCCGCCATAACGCCCAAAGCGGACTAGACAACGCCGCGGATGCCGCGCTTTAGCGGCGCCCGCCACCCAGATGACGCGGACGATCCGTAGGCCATCGTCGTGAAGTCACCGGCAAGCGCTAAGCACAAAGCGTCAGCCTTGTCGGGCGACTTCACCCCGCGCTTCTTCATAGCCTCCTTGCTCTCAACCTGCATCTTACCAGACGACGTGAACATGTACCGAGGGGCCGCCAGCTCCGCGTACAGCCCGTCATCCTGCGGCAGGGACACGTCCATCCCCTCGAGCCACTGCTTGCACTTAAACCACAGCTCAGCGCGCATATTCAGATACGTATCCTTGGCCATGGCACGCTCGGACACGTTCAAACCCCGCGCCGGTAGGCCAAGCTCGCGCAAACGATCCAATACGCCGGCGCCAAACCCGTTACTATCCACAATGATCTCGATCGGACGCTTGGATGGGGGCGTGACGTCGTAGTCCGCCTTCACAGCGCCTGTGAGCTGCATCAGGTCCAAGTTACGCCACACAGTGAGCGGATGCACCACGGGCCCCTGACGCTTGCACAGGACCGAGCTGTCACCGCCCTGACGGGCTACATCAAGACCCCATATCGACGTGGTCTCCTCATGCACCTTGATCTTGTTGGCCATGGCGTGCTCGATCAGGGACACCGGTATGACCGTGTCCTCTTCAGACGGCGGGAAGTTTCCAAGCACACGCACGTGATACGCAGGGCTATCCTCACCGTACCGGCGCTTCATATCCTCAACGAAGTCATCGGCCACACGCGGACTGTCAACACAACTCACATGCATCGTGTGCCAGTCATCGCGCAGGCGCGTGTGGGTGTCATAAAAGAAACCCGTGTTCCGTGTGGGGTTGCCGGTCAACACCGTGGTGGCGCGCTCGCCAGACATCGAGCCAGACGCAGCCTCAAACACCGCCTCGGGGATACCGCTGGCCTCATCGGCGAGCAGCAACACATTCTCACTGTGAACCCCAGCCAGAGCCTCCGGCGTCTCACTGCGAGACGTCCGGCACGAAATAAACGTGCTCTCAGGGCTACTCTTCAACTCAATCCGGTCAGACTTAATATCCAGCAAATCGTTGAAGGGGGGCTTTAGTGACTTGGCCACTTTTTTCATCTCAGCGAAGCACGCGTCAAATAGCTGCGAGCTGGTGGGTGCCG